AAGCAATGGCCGCAGGTTATGTTGGCACACTATTTGGTGTTCCTGTGTTTGAAACCAGTAACATCGCTGACACTGGCACTGCTGGTGACTACGTTGGTGCTGTGTTCCACAGAGATGCACTTGGTCTTGCTATGATCGGTGACATTAACATTGAAACACAACGCCGTGCTGAATATGTTGGTGACGACATTGTTGCCTCTGCACACTACGCAGTTGGCGAACTATATGACGGTTACGGTGTAAAAATCACTGCTGACAGTTCATTAGTAGACCCAGCCTAATTAACAGTTAGGTTTTAGGCCAGTAGTTTTTACAGACATTTAAACTACTCCGGTGGGCAACTGTAACAGGTTGCCCATTTTTGTTGACAAAATTTCTAACTGTGTTATACTAAACGTCAAAGGAGACTTGTCGCACCATTAAGGGTGTCCCGTAAGGGGCTGGACCAGTTGCTTTTGAATTTGATTATTTTTTTTCATGCGGCCTTGGGCTAGTGTTTGCCTTACACTAGCCCATTTTTTATCATTATACATATGGTTTTGAGTCCCAGGGGTAAATACATGATGTGCAGAAGGACTGCACAATTTATTCATGAGAAGGACTCATTACTATGGCATACGCTACCCTTGACGACTTGTTGGTCGTAGAACCTACTATACAAGAATATGGTGTACTAGACTGGGACGCGGAACTAGCACGTAGTGAGACCGAAGTAAACCGCATATTACAAGTTCGTTGGTTCCAGCAATACGCTAACACCAAAAGCGGCACAATCACATTTGATTCCACATTACTAACCAGTAGCCAATGGACACAGGCCACTGTGTATCATGCATTGGCCTATCACATTTGCCCTAAACTCAGCAAGTTTGAATCTGAGGGCAACGAAGACAATTTCCAAATTATGATGAAATATTATGCAGGTCGTTTCGAACACGAAATGGACCTGTGTTTACGTTTGGGTGTGGAATACGATTACAATGATGATGGCACTGTGGCTAGTAATGAAAAGGTCAGCGACCGTAAATTAAAGTTGATTAGATAATGAGTATACGCGAAGACGTTGCTGTCAATATAGTTGACACACTAAAAGAAATAGAGGCACCCAAGCCTGTTATTGTCACACGTGAGCCATTTGCTATCACTGAACTTGCAATAACACAATTTCCTGCACTGCTGGTGCAACAGACTCAAGAAACACGTGAAACTGTTACTATGGGCATGCCTGGTGGTGGACGCAGAATAGGCACTATGACTTTTGAAGTCAGAGGCTATGTTCGCGGCACACAATTAGATACTAAACGCAATGACCTAATTGAAGCAGTGGAAGATGCATTGGATGCGGATCGTTACAGAGGTCTACGTGCCAGTGGCGTACTAGATACACAAATTGTTAATATTGAAATTATACCACGCATTGAACCACTGGCAGAATTTGTCATGACCGTAGAAGTAAACTACAACTATGTAAGGGGCAGTCAATGAAGATTATAATGTATAAAAAAGGTATGAGCAGACCTGCTCAACCAGAAGATGTAGAAAGATTTATTGAGGCTGGTTGGAGTCAAAAAGTTGATGAACCAGCACTAACAGAAAAGGCTGATGATGAGGTTATTCGTCTCAAGCCACCGGTGAAGACCAAGGGCACCGCAAAAACCTTGGAAGAAGCCACTATTACTAAAGGAGACGAATGATGGCCGCAATTACAGGAAACAACGGTGTATTAAAGATTGATAACAGCAGTGGCACACCAACTGCTATCGCTAATGTGCGCAATTTCTCAATTGACATTACCAGCGATACAATCGAAACAACAACTATGGGTGTAGATGTTAGAACTTATGTTAAAGGTCTTAGCCAGTTTAGTGGCAGTGCAGACATTTATTTTGATGCCAGCGACTTTGACACAAATGAAAGCACATTTAACCCCACTGCTGGTCTAGTAGGTGCTAGTGGTGTAGCAGTAAAACTATACTTGGAAGACCATGCAAGCAATGACATTGGCTTCACAGGCAACATTGTGGTCACAGGTTACACTGTAAACAGTTCAATGGATGGTCTAGTAGAAGCCAGTATCAGTTTCCAAGGCACTGGTGCTACAGCATTCTCTGCGTCAGGAAGTTTATAATTTATTATGTCGTTTCTTAAGGTTGAAATGCGTGGATTGGAGCAGGCTAAGAATAATATTCAAGAGTCATATTCACAATTTCTGGAGCGAGTAGCGACTACTGTGGAAGACGCACTGAAGGATTATACCCCAGTGCGTACAGGTAGGGCACAGGCAGGTTGGAATCGTAATGTTAAAAAGGACGGTTTTGATGTGCGTAATAGTGTGCCTTATGTGCCTTACCTTGAGAAGGGCACTAGCAAAATGCGAGCCGCAAACAGAGGCCGTGGTATCATAGGTCCTGCATTAGAATCAACTAGAGGAAAATTACAATGAGTAAAGTATTAGAACGTGCAACAAATCATTTTCGTGCCAAAATTAGTGGCGATATGAAATGCTTAGAAGTCCCTGAATGGGAAACCAAGATATGGTATAAGGCCAGTGTTACACTGCGCGAACAAGGCAAACTCATAGAGTTAGCACAACAGGGTAAAACTGTAGAAGCATTAGTAGAAACATTGATCGTAAAAGCACGTAATGAAGATGGAACAAAAATGTTTACACTTGCAGATAAGATGACATTCTTAAATGAAGTGGACCCAAATGTTATCATTCGTGTTGTTGGTGAAATGTCAAGTGGTGCAGAAGACTACACAGTGGACACAGCGGAAAAAAACTAAAGGCAGACCCTGATCTAATGTTTGCCTATAGGTTAGCAAAGGATCTTGGTCTGCGTGTAACTGATGTGTTAGATATGAGTATGGATGAGTTTGTGGGTTGGGCTGCTTTTTACAAATGGGAAGCAGAAGAAACACGTAAACAAATGAGCAAAGCAAGGAGCAGATAGTGGCAGTTAATCCAAATATTAAAATTACGGCAGATACCAGTCAAGCAGAACGTGCCATCAAAAATTTAGACAAAGCATTGGAAGATTTAAATGCTTCCAGTGCTGATGTTGCTAAGTTTTTTGGTGTTCTTACTGCGGCTGCTGCCGGTATTGGTCTGGCTATTAAAGGCACATCAGATAGTGCAGGCGCTCTTGTTGATGCTGCTAATATGTTAGGTGTTGGGGCAGATCAATTAAGGTTACTTCAACAAAGTGCAGAACTTGCAGGCATTGGTGCTGACCAACTTAATGCTGGACTTGTTCGACTAAGCAAAAACATTGGTGATGCTTTAATTAAAGGTGGTGATGAAGCCACTGCGGCATTTACACGTTTAGGAATTCCTTTAGAAACATTAGCAGGTATGAATCCTGCAGATCAATTTAAAGCAATTACTACTGCATTATTAGAAATACCTGATCGTGCCACACGAAGTGCATTGGCTGTTGAATTATTAGGTAAACAAGGACCAGCATTATTAGCGGCTGCTGAAAATACTGAACGTTTAAATCAGCAAATGAAAGACTTAGGTCTTAATTTAACCAAAATAGAAACTGCTGGCTTAGATAGTGCTGGTGATAGTTTAACAGAACTAAAACAAATATTTTCAAATGCATTGTTTAAAGCAGTTGCAGACATTGCTCCATTAATTGTTGGTATTGTTGAAGCAATTAAAGATGCTATTAAAGAAGCCGGCGGTTTTAAAGCAATTTGGGGTAAAATAAAAGAAGCCATACATGAAGTTATAAACTTTGCAATTATATTAGGAACAGTGCTGGTAGCACGAGTTGTAGTTGGAGCCGTTGCGTTTGTTGCACAATTAGTTATTGCTCGTGGTGTCATGGGTGCGATTGCTACCATTATGGCTCGCACACCAATTGGTTTATTAGCCGCAGGTGCTGCCTTGTTGGCTAGCAAATTAGGTGTTGATGTAGTTGGTTCATTAGGTGAAACATTAAACTTAACTGAATTAACTGCACGAGGACAAAAGATTATTGCTGAAAACGCCGCGGCAATTGCTAAAAATTTAGATGCAGCCAAAACAAATCAACAAAAATTTACTGAAGAACAGCAAAAAGCACTTAAGGCATTAGATGATCAAATTGCTTCACAAAAATTAAATGTTCAATATCAAAAAGATATTCTTCAATATGGTGAAGAAGAAGCAGCGATTATAAAAAAAGTTTCTGAAGAAAAAGAAAAATTATTAAAAACCAGTATTGATTTAACCAATGAAGAAGTTGCTGCCAAATTAAGAAGTTATGAAGCAGAACTAAGAGCAGAGGATTCAATAAAACGTCAAATCAAATTAAGACAACAACAAGCAGATGCAATTATAAGTGCATTTGAATCTGGACAAACCCAACTTGATAGGGCTATTGCTGCTCAAGAAGATTATAATGACTTAATTAATAAAGGTCTAAGTTTAGAAACTATTAAAGCAAACAAAGTTAAACGCTTTATGGCGGATGATGAAAAAGGTGCTAATAATAGATTAGCCGCTCAAGCCGAAATTCTAAATAGAACAAATGATGAAGTAAATGCAGTTCTTGCAAAAAATAATGCCATGTGGCAAGTTGAACTTGATTATAGTAAGAAAAAAAGAGAATTAGAAAATTTACAATTAAGACAACAACAAGGCTATCTTAATTTAACTATTGAACATGAAAAATCATTGCGTGAAGCATTATTACAAGTAGAAGCAGATTATCAAACAGCAAGAGTTAAGGCTGCAATTGATAACGCTGATAAAATCTATGCTTCAGCAACTGCAAGAATTGAAACAGAAATGTTTTTAACTGCTCGTCTAAGTGATTATAAAATTAGTGAAATGGACAGAGAGTTATTGTATTATCAAAATCAAGAACAAAAGAAACGTGCAATGATCGCTGAAAGGCTTGCATTTGAAAAGAAAACTGATTTAGAAAGAGTGCAATTTGGTATTGATCAAGGTCAGGTAATGTTTGCTGCCTTAGGAAAAGAAAACAAAAAAGCATTTGAAGCCAGCAAAGCACTAGCAATAGCCAGCGCACTTATAAACACATACCAAGGTGCTACCAAAGCACTGGCCACATATCCATGGCCATTTGGACTTATTGCAGCCGCAGCCGCAGTGGCAGCAGGCTATGCTCAAATTAACGCAATCAAATCACAACAATACAGTGGTAAGATGGTTGGTGGTGCTGTAGCAGGTGCTGGTAGTTATATAGTTGGTGAAAAAGGACCAGAATTGTTTACACCTGGTGTAACAGG